ACTTCGAGACGGACGACGTCGAGGTCACCGCGTTCGGTGACACGAACAAGGTGTACGTGTCGGGCCTGCCCGACTGCTCGGGGTCGTTCTCGGGCTTCTACGACGACGCCACGGCGCAGACGTACACCGCCGCCACGGACGGCCTCGCCCGCCGGTTCTACTGGTACCCCAAGACGGCCAGCACCGCCGGCCCGTACTGGTTCGGCACCGGCATCTTCGACTTCAGCGTCGAGTCGGGTGTGACCGACGCCACGACCGTGTCGGGCACCTTCAAGGCCGCTTCGGCGGTCACGAAGGTCGGCTGATCCCCGGTGGCGTCCTCCGCTGATCAGTTGGCTTCTCGGCTGGTCAGCGGAGGACGTGCGGTCACTGCCGCCAACCGCAGGGGCGTCGAGCAGGCGTGCCTAGCGGGCAAGGGTGTGATGATCGCGGCGGCGTCGTCGGCCGGTCTGGGCTCGCCTGGGTCGAAGCTGCGCGGCGTCGGCAAGTCGGGCGGGAAGTGGAACGTCCGCTACCGGGTGACCGGCTATCAGAACGTGGTGGGGGTGCTGCGCTTCACGGGCGCCGTCCACCTGATGAACAACGACACCAGCCCGCACGAGATCGCACCTCGCCGCAAGAAGGCGTTGGCGTTCCCTGACGGCGGGGTTCGGGGCGGCCCGGTGCAGCACCCGGGCACCAAGGGCAAGCAGTTCTTCGAGAAGGCCGAGCCGATCATCGTCCGGCAGTCCGAGCGGATCATCCAGCAGACCGTGCGCGGGCATCTCGCCCGCGTGTTCTCCGGTTCCTGACAACCAGAAGGGCAGCGCACCCATGACCGACGTACCCGAAACCACCTTCGAGGGGTCCGACCTCGACGCCAACGAGGTGGTCGACCTTGTCATCTCCGGGCAGGCCGACGGGCACCTCGTGGCGATCCTCGAGGCCGTCCGTTCCAGGTTCCTGCACGGCTCCACCGAGCAGAAGTGGCGGATCGAGTTCGACGGTGACGTGTTCACCCAGGACGACCTGACGTTGGCTGAGGCCGCGACGGTGGAGAAGCTGACCGGCACCACCTGGGCGCAGCTCAACCCGACCGTGTCGGCGCAGGAGTGCCAGAGCATCATCGCCGCGTGTCTGCACCACCGGTCGGGGCTGACGGTGAAGGAGGCGATGGCGAAGGCGGGGGCGATGACGACAGAGGACGCCGTCGCGGCGATCTCGTCGTACGAGGTCGAGCGGGCCCCAAAAGGCTAGGTGCGGTCGCGGACTACGTGTTCGTGTTCGTGCGGGAGTTCAAGTGGTCGCCGGCTGAGGTGCTTCGGTGCCGGGTTGGTGACCTGGATCTGTTGTGGCGGTCTGGTGTCGACGAGCGGTTCTTGGAAGGTGGCGACTGAATGGCTCTGACCGACTCACTCCGCATCCTCATTACGGCAAACGGCGCCCAGGCGGAGCGGGAGTTCTCGAAGGTCGGCGCCTCCGCACGCCGTAACCTGGGCCAGGCTGAGAACGCTTCGCAGCGGTACGGCCGCGTGATGACGTCCGCTGGTGTCGCCATGACGGCATTTGGCGTGGTCGCCCTCGCTGGTCTCGCCAAGGCGGCGCAGGCCGCCGAGGAAGAGAACATGGCGCTGCTGCGCCTCCAGAACAGCATCCAGAACATGCCCGAGCTGGCAGGTGCATCCACGGATGCATTCCTCGAACTCGCCGCATCCATGCAGGACAGCACCAAGTTCGCAGACGACCAGGTCGTGTCGGCCGAAGCCATGCTCGGCACGTTCCACCTGACCGAGCAGCAGATCCTTCGCCTGACGCCGCTGGTCGCGGACTACGCCGCCAAGTTCGGCGTCGACCTCGTCACGGCAAGCAAGCAAGTTGGGCGAGCCGTCTCTGGCTCTGCCGGTGCGCTCCAGCGCAACGGCATCGTGCTGGACCAGAACGCCTTCGCGGCGGACCACTTCGGGACCGTCATGGACGCCTTGAAGGAGAACGCCGGCGGGTTCGCCGAGCAGGAAGGCCGGACCCTTTCGGGCCAGCTCGCGATCCTGAAGAACAACTTCGATGACATCATTGAGGCCGTCGGTGGCGGCGCTGCTTCGGCCTTCGGGACGTTGGTGGCGCCGGTGTCGGCAGTCTCTGACGCGTTCGGGGACATGGACCCCGCCACGGCGTCGTTCATCGGCAAGTCGGCCACGTTCGCTGCGGCGGCGTTGACGATGGCCGGCGGTGTGACGTTCCTCGGTGGTCAGGCGTTGCAGGCCGCCTCGAAGATCAAGACCATGGCGTCCACCGTCGGGCTGCTGTCCGCTGGCGGCGCTTTCCCTGCGGTCGCGGGGTTCGCCCTCGCTGCGGGTGTTGCGGTGGCGATGTTCTCGAAGTCGCAGGAGCACGCCCGTGACGTGCAGAACTTCGCCGACGCGTTGAAGCAGGAGGCCGACGGTTTCGACGGCGCGACCAACTCGGCACTGGCACACGTCCTCGCCACGGACGGGGCGATCAAGAACTACCGGGACCTGGGCATCTCGGCCGAGGACATCGTCGGCGCCATCAGGGGCGAGCGTGGTGCGTGGGAGAACCTGACCACGGCGCGCCAGCAGGCCGAGGCAGTGATGGGCGACAACGACCTGCACAACCCAGCCATCGAGCAGCAGGCGAACGACGTCTACCACCTCGTCAATGCGGTCGAGTCACAGCGGGGCGCCTACCAAGAGGCGAACGGCGCGCAGCGGGACTTCGAGGCGGCGCTCTCAGCGACTGGTGACGCCGCCGGCATGACGGCCGAGGCAATCGACGCGCTCACCCAGGAGATCGAGGATTACCTGTCGGGTGCGTTTGACGTGCCATCGGCACAGCGTGACCTGCGTGCGTCGTTCGATGACCTGTTCGGGACGCTGACGAACGGCACCTCGTCTGTGGACGACATCAGCGAGGCGTTGCAGAAGACGGTCGAGTCCACGGCGGCAGTGGTGAACGCCCAGATTGAGCAGGGCGCTAGCCAGGAGTCCATCAACGCCACGTTGGCGATTTCCCGTCAGCGGCTGATGGACACCTACAACGCCGGGCTCATCACCCAGCAGCAGTTCATTGAGTACAGCGGTGTGTTGGACGGCATCAAGCCGATCGTGTCCACAAGCGTTCAAGCTCCGGGCCTGAGTGAGCGCAGGGGTGAGTCGACCAACTACCGGGCGATCATGGACGACATCGACGGCGACAACGTCTCGTCGTCGTACTCGGCGACCGGGTTGTCGTCGATCTACCAGCAGACGGTGAACTTGCGGGCCGAGATGGACCGGCTGGACGGCCGGCACGTCGACACCTTCGTCGGCATCCACACGTCGGGGTCGGCGAAGCTGTCCGCTGTCGGCGGCCCCCTCGGCGCCGGCGAGATGTCCCTCGTCGGCGAACAGGGCCCGGAGCTGTTCGTGCCGAACACCGGCGGGAACATCCTGCCCGCCGAGAACACCGCCCGGCTCATGATGGGCCTCGACCGCAAGGGCGGCGGTGGCGGCGGGACCTACGCCCCGATCATCGTCAACGTGCACGGGTCGGCCACGAAGGCAGACGGCCAGGCCGTCGTCGACGCGCTGCGCCGTTGGCAGCAACGCAACGGTCCTGTCCCCGTGAAAGTGAGCGCCTGATGGCCTACCCGGATACCACGACTGAACTGACCGACGGGGTCCCGGCCGACGGGATCGCCGCGGCCACCCCGCTCGGGTCGGTGACGTACCCGCTCGACGACTGGGCCAGGTCGGTGGCCACCACCCTCGAAGCCATCCAGAACCAGATCATCGGCGCCTACACGTCTTACACGCCGACCCTGACGGCGTCGAGTGTGAACCCGACGCTGGGTTCGGGGTCGTCCGCGACCGGGTACTACAAGCGTCTCGGCCGCAGGGTGTTCGGCTATCTGGACATCACGTTCGGGTCGTCCGGCGCCGCGGCAGGCACCGGGTACTACGGGGTGCTGCTGCCGGTGCAGCCGGCGAACCGGGACCAGCCCATCGGCATCGGGTACATTCTCGACTCGGACGACAGTCTCCGGCTCAAGGTTTGCACGGCGTCGGTGGCTGTCGGGCTCTGGGCCGCTTCGACGTCTAAAGCGGTCCTGTTGGTGGACAACGCCCCGGGTGATGGGTTCGTCACGGGGGACAACCCCGTCGGCGCAGCAGCACCGTGGACGTGGTCGGCATCAGACCACATCCTCGTGAACTTCGACTACGAAGCAGCGGCCGCTTCGTGACCGCCGAGGCGACGTGGTCGGACGCTACGGCGACGTGGTCCGACTCGACCGCGACGTGGGCCTACGCCGGAGTGCAGGACCTGAACCCGACGTTCGAGTGGTCCCCGACCACCGCGCCGGGCGACGCCCCGGTGTGGGTCGACATCACCGACCTTGTGCGCGACGGGTCGATCAGCCGTGGCCGGCAGTCCGAGTTCGACCGCACCTCTGCCGGACGGTTGTCGTTGACGGTCGACAACCGCGACCGGACGTTCGACCCGTCGTACAACACGGACGCCAGGCCGAACAAGCGCATCCGTGTGTCGGTCGGGTCTGGCCCGGACACGGTGCGGCTGTTCGACGGGTGGCTCGACGCCATCCCCCAGGCCTACGCCGCGCCGAACGACGCCACTGTGGACCTGACCGCGACGGACGCGTTCAAGCTGCTGGCCCGGTTCGAGCTCGACCCGATCTACCAGACCGTGATCGAGGCCGATGACCCGTGGGGGTGGTGGCGGTTAGCGGATGATCTGCCGACAGCGACGGCGGCGGCGGACTCGTCGGGGAACGGGAACACGGCGACATGGAAGGGCACCCCGTCGTCGGTGGGTTCGTTGATCGCTGACGGGCCTGGTGCGGTGAATCTGGAGGGGTCCGGCGACAACGTCGAGGGGTCCGCTGACGGGGCGGTGTGGAAGAACACGCTCGCCGCGGCGCCCGTGTCTATCGAGTGTTGGGTCAAGACTGGCAAGCACGGCACCAACCAGTCGTTCATCTGCGGGCAGACCCATGTGCCTTCGGCCGCCTCGTTCATCATCGACTTCGGTTTCGGAATGTCCAACGTGTCCGGGGTGCCGTACTTCAACGCGCAGGTCGGCGGCATCAACGTGACGCTGACCGGCTCTACGGTGATCCGCGACACTGGGGTGCATCATCTGGTCGGGACTGTGGACTCGTCCCGCAACTGCCGGTTCTATGTCGACGGGGTGCTCGAGGCTGGCCCGACGGCGGCTGGTTCGACGACGGCCATCGACAGTTCGGGGTCGATCCGTATCGGCAAGACCCCGGTGGGTTCGGACCCTGGCGCCGGGTCCGCTTATAAGAGCTTCGACGGGGAGATTTGCGAGGTGGCCGTGTACGACACGGCGCTGTCCGCTGCCCGTGTCCTCGCCCACTACCAGGCCGGTGCTGCCCCGTGGGCGAACGAGACCACCGGGGCGCGTGTCACCCGTGTGCTTGACCTTGTGGGGTGGCGTTCGGCCGACCGGTCCATCGAGACCGGGGCGTCCACGTTGGGGCCGGCGCCGTCGAGTGTGGAGGGTGCGACTGCGCTCGACCACCTCTTGGCGGTGGAGCAGACCGAGCAGGGCCGGTTCTTCATCGCCGGGGATGGCGTCGCCACGTTCTTCTCCCGCAACCACGAGACGACGGTCGCGGCCGAGGCGACGTTCACCGACGACGACATCATCGACCTTGCGTTCGACTACTCCGATGCCAACCTCTGCAACGACTTCACGGCGACCCGCAACGGTGGCCTACCGCAACGGGCCGAAGACGCCACGTCGATCGCCGAGTACTGGCGTCAGTCCGACTCCATGTCGGGTCTGCTCTACAGCACGGACAACGAGGCCCTCGCTATGGCGGAGTGGCGGGTCGGGAACCTGGCGGAGCCGACGATGCGGCCGACCGGGTTGACGTTCATGCCCTACCGAGATCTCCCTGACCTTTACCCGCGGGTGATGGTCCGGGAGCTCGGCGACCGGATCACGGTGACGAAGACGTCGATGACTGGCTCAGATGTGACGGTCGACGCGGTGATCGAGGGGATTCGCCACGACTTCGAGCCGGGCCCGCGTTGGTCCACGTCGTGGAACCTGTCGCCGCTCGTCTTCGGGACGTTCGGGCCTGGCGGCGGTGGCGGTGCGACGTATCTGCGGCTGAACGATTCGACGTTGGGGCAACTCAACAACAACCGATTGGGGTTCTGATGGCCTGGAACACACCGCGCACGTGGTCGGTCAACGAGGTGTTGACCGCCGCGAACATGAACACCTACGTCTCGGATGACCTGTCGTGGATGGGGATCTCGCGCCCGCACGGCCGGGTGACCGACGCGTCGTTCTCGCACAACTCGACCAACAACTGGCTGACGCCGTCGTGGGACTCCATCTCCACAAACGTGGGCACGGGGTTTGCCACGTCGACCGGGTACTTCACGGCACCCAACGCCGGGTTCTACCTGCTGGGCGCAGACGCCACGTTCGCGTCGAACGCGACGGGCGCCCGGGCCATCATGCTGTCGTCGGGGGCGGACGGCACGGGCACGGTGTACGCCCAGAACTTCTCCCCGTCGCAGTCGTTGGCGATCGCGTCGGCGGTGACGACCGGCGTGCAGTTGGCGGCCAACGCCCGGGTCTACGTGTCGCTGTTCCAGGCGTCGGGCGGCACGCTGACCGTGACCAACATCCACATGTGGGCCATGTGGGAGACGGTGTAAGTGCCGGGGATCGCGAACCCGATCGTCTCGACCGCAGAGGTTCAGACGGTCACGGTCGACGCCACCGGTGGGACGTTCACGGTGACGTGGAACGGCGCCACCACCTCCGCGCTCGCGTTCGACGTCAGCGCGGCGACGTTCACGACCGCCATGGACGCCGTCGCCGACGGCGCGGGCAACGTGGTGGTGACGGGCGGGCCCGGCGCCGCGGGTGGCGGCACGCCCTACACGCTGACGTGGTCGGCCGGTCGGGGCAACGTCCCCGCGCCGACCACCGACGCGACCAGCCTGACCGGCGGCGCCGGCACCGCGGTTGTGGCGACCACCGCCGCCGGGGTGTCCGCGCTCGCCGACCCGTGGCTGTCGGTCGGCGCGCACGCCGAACCCACAACGTCGGTCGTCCCCGACCGGGGCGACTGGCAGTGGTGCATGATGGAGGTCGCGGCGTGGATGGCCGGCGAGGCATGGTCCGACGACCCCGCCAACGTGTCCCCCGTCATCGCCCAGTTCTGCAAAGCACTCAACGACACCAGCGGCGACACCATCCGCCAAGACCTCGTCGCCTATCTCGACGCTGCCCCCGCCGGGGTCATCGACACAGTCGACGCCGGCAAGGAAGACGACCGCCAGTTGATGTGCACCGACTGGCTCGTCCGCACCTACCTGCCGCTGTGGTTCGACGCCGCAGGGCTCACCGACGAGGCCGACGAGCTCGCCGCGCTGCCCGCCATCGCCACCGGCACCGTCGACGTGGAGGAGACCATCGCAGTGATTGCCGCGTCTGCCATGGTCGCGCGTGCTGTGTCGAACTATGCGTGGTCCGATCTGGACTGGGCGTCGCTGCCTGGCGACGGTCGCGCTGACCACCCGCTGACCGGTGACTTCTTCCCCGAGCTGTGGCCGTCGCTGGTCGCGGACACCGACCACGACACGCTGCTGTTGGCTCAGCGGTGCTCGCACGGCGGTGGGTACTCGTCGGACGGGACCGATGACGGCCAGGCGGCGTGGGACGCATCGAGGCGGATGGCGAAGGCGGCGGCGTGGGACCTGTCCGGGGTGGTGCACACGCTCGTGTGGGACTCGACCAGGGCGACGCCGTCGCCGTGGCTGGCGTTGACCGGGGGCAGTGTCGACGAAGACACCATTGGTTTGGCGGCGTGGGCTGCTGCTCGGGACGCTGCGTTCTGTGCGTGCACGAACGGCACCCGGGCACGTCAGACGTTCAACACCTACGAGGCCCGCTTCGCTGCGTGGCTCGCGTATCTCGGGGCTGACCCGTCGGACAACGCCGATGCGGTCGCGTACTCGGCTGCGGCTGAGGCGGGCCTGACGATTCTTGAGCCTGTGTTCGATGACGTGTGGACGTCGGCGCTGGCGTTGCTGGGTGATATGTGCGCTCTCTAGGAGGTTCGTGATGGGTGTGTTCCGACGGCAATGGCCTGGTGTGTCCTACGGCCGGGGCGAGGACTGGCATTACGTCGGCGCGGTCGGAGAGCCCGCGTTCGAGAACGGCTGGGACAGCGCCGGCGGCGGCGAGGTGTCCATGGCGTTCCGCATCCGAGAGGGCGGCGCCGTCGACCTCGAGGGCGTGGTCGACGGGTCGGCCGCCACCCTGACCACGATGTTCACGCTCCCCGCCGGCTACCGGCCGTCCAACAAGACCCCCGGGTCGGTCGTCTACGTCAATGACGGAACCGCGGCCCGCCTGTTCGTCGCCGCGACCGGTGCGGTCAGCATCGAAGGGCCGGTCGGGTCGTTCCCGTACGCGGACACCATCCACATCTCGGGGCAGTTCTTCCTCGTCCCGCCGGACACGGCGCCGTGAACCTCGTCACCCGAGCGCAGTGGGGGGCCCGGCCCCGCAAGGGCAGCCCCACCTGACGTAGCACCCGCCACAACCGACCGACCAGCCCCGCCTTTGCGGGGCTACAAGCGCGCACCCACGAAGGAGCCACCATGCCGAACCCCGCCAACAACCCTCCCGTGACCGCCGCCGCCGTGGCCGCCGCGATCAACGGGCTCATCCTCGCGTTCACCAGCCTCACCGGGGAGCAGGACGCCGCCGTGTGCGCCGCCGTCGTCGTCGTGTGCGGGTTCATCGCCTCCCGCTTCACGACCCCCGTCGCCAACGTGCTGGACCACGGCTAGCCCCATGGGCTACCAGACCGGCGTCGTCGAAGCCCTCAAGGACCACGGCCTCACCGTCGGCTACGTCCCCGGCTGGGAGACCCGCGGCTCGAGCAGCTTCAACCCCAAAGGCCACGTCATCC